TTATTGATTGGTTTTAGCTGAGGGCTGTTTTACCGGATGAAGCATATCATGGAGAGCCTCCGCAGCGGCGGCATCAGCTGTTTGAATGGCGTGGGTATAGATGTTGCTGGTGGTACTGGTTTGTGCGTGGCCAAGGCGGCTTGAGACGATTCGAAGTGGTACTCCGCCAGCGATTTGTAAGGTCGCATTAGTGTGCCGAAGAGAATGCAGGCAAATTTCTGGCAGATCATGCTTTTTAACAAATTCATGAAACCATCCAGACAAGGTATCTGGATGCATGGGATGCCCATCCCAAGTAACAAAAATACGATCACTGTTATACCATTTATCTCCCAGGGCAATTCTCTGCTCGGCTTGCCAGCGTTTGTACGGTTTTAATACTTCGAGAGCTTCTGGTGGGATTCTAAAGCTTCTTATCGATGAAAGATTCTTAGGAGTATCTTCAAAAACGCCTCTTTCTTTTAAATAAAGAGATTCTCTCCGTACATGGAGGATTTCCTGCTCAAAATCAATATCTTTCCATTCTAGGCCACACAGTTCGCCCCGGCGCAGGCCGGTATATAAAAGTAAAATGATTGCGGTCCGGTATTTAATGTCTTCCTGTTCTAGACATTCCAGGAGGCGTATGGCTTCTGTTTCGTCGAGGTATTTTGCTTCTTTCGGTGTTACTTTAGGCGGCTTAACCCTTGTACATGGATTATAGGGAATAACCTGCCATTCCACGGCAGTGGAAAGAATGCTAGAGATTGTCCGGTGATAATATTGTATAGTTCTATCCGATAAGACAGAGCTTTTTTCAACTTTTTCAAAGACCACATCAGGATTAAGCCCTAAGATCGTACAAATTTTTTTCACAGAGCTACCGTTAATATTACGTCCGTGGGTAACGGATGTTATAGTATTGATGCAAACCCCAGTTTTTTCTGCCAAAACTTTTCTGGTTAAATATTTTTCTTTAAGCAGCATTGCAAAATCGATTTTAGGCTTATATGTGGCATCCTGCCGTATGCCAATTTCACTAAGGTTTTTATAAAAAGAAAGTAAGTGATGCGGCTGTATTTTACAGAGTTTCAAATGGCCAATTGCCTGGTTGATCCGAATAAGCATGTCCTGGTATTGGGCTACGGTTCGAGCTTTTAATTGTGGTTTGGCGTACTCTTCCATCCAGCGCTCGGCAAATTCGGCAAATTTGATATTGCCATCCAAGAACTGCCCAGTTTCGCATAACTCTTCAAATTTTACGGCCTGGCGGTTCAGTTCCTTCTCGATTTGCCTTTCCGTCATACCGGGTTCGGGCTTCCAGGTCATGGATTTTGTGAGTTGTGTTCCATTAATATCGTAACCACAGGATACTCTAATTCGGTACGATTCACCACGTTTTGTAATATTGGCCATAAGGATCCTCCTTTTCGGAATATATACCAAAGGGGCTTTTTTATTCATCATCAATAATTAGTGTTAATTGATACGCCCTTTCCCACAAATCTTTAGTGGTAAAATGGCTTTCTGCTTCGCCCTCTTTGTACATTATCAATAGATAAAGCTCTTTTGTAAGAGGGTCAACCCATTGTTGATACAGCTCTTTGCCTATGTCCTCGATTTCCCAAGTTTCAATACGATACGAGTTGCTATTCGATAAAGAATCCTCAAAAAGCATATCCTCGACGCTCATACCACACATTGAATCTAAAATATTTACCTTAACGCCCCCATATGCGGCGTTATTCTTTTTCTTAAACAGACCCAAGTTAGATCACCCCTTTTAAAAGTTTTCTATTTTCCCCACGCATTCCAAGCTACAGAAATCGCCTTTTTGAATGTGCCCTAGCTCATGCACCAATGTTTTTTGATTTCCCTCATAGCTATCCGCAGGATTAAGATAAATATTATAATTGCTCTCACTATCTGTCACTGTAAACCCGTGCACCGTTGGGGGTAATGGTAAATACCTAACAAAAATTTCTCCCAATAGAAATCACTCCTTATTTTCAGGGTTAAGAGCTTCTATGATTTTTATTGTTTGCTCTAATTGCTCTTTAGTTGCTTTTTTGCCTAACCTGAACAATGTTTTCATTTCCGGCCTTTTGTGCAACATTTCCCTAAGCTCCCAGACTTCATCATTGTCTGTGGAGCTTTTTTTATTTTCTTCCCCAAGCAAATAATCAACTGAAACATCAAAGTATTCGGCTATTTTGACCAATATTTCTTTTCTGGGAGTATAGCCGTTTGTTTTCCAATTCGTAACGCTAGAGCGGTGAAATCCCATTTCTTCAGCTGCCTTACTTGGAGAAACACCCCTTTGCTTGCACAAATCAATATAAATGTCATAAAACACAAAATCAACTCCTTAAAAAATGTACATTTTCATCTACAAAAGGACTTGACAATGTTTACGAACATCGATATAATACAGCTATAGATGTTGATGTTGATGTACAAAACAAGCCCTGGTGTAGCAAATTGCCGTTTGCTACCAGATGTAGTTTACGAACCTAAACATACTTATATTAAAACATCAATGTTTAAGAATGTCAACTATTTTTATCAGAAAGGGGGTTTGTCTATGTCAAATTCTTGGAGCGCCGATGTAGTTGGTCGGTTACATCAATTAAGGTTGTCTAAGAAACAATTAGCCGATCTTACAGGCTATTCCGTTGGCTACATAAGCATGATTCTTAATGACAAGCGGGATACGCAAAACGCGCGAGGCAAAATTGAATCTGTTTTAGCTGATCTGGAAAAATCGGCCTAGCCGACCAAGTCAAAACCGCATAGAAAGGAGGTTCTACCATGACCGATCAAGACGTACAACAAACCATAAAAGAAACGCTCCTCAAACAGTTGCAGCTGCTTTCAGAGCGTTCTCGGGATGTCAGTATGCCGGATGAATTGGTGAAATTAACAGACGCAATGGCGTGTGTAACCGGCTCGTTGATGCAATGCGCTCAACTATTTCAGCTTCTTGGCAATGGTATAAAGTAGTGAAGCAATAGTCGCGAAAGCGCATTCTCCATTTTTATTTAATTTGCAGCATAGGGAACATTCTTTTTCAGTTTCTCCCGACATAAACGGACAAATCATGTTTCTCACCTCCCTTCCATCCAAATTTTACCACTTTGGCGGGAGGAGGACAAGCAACAAAGAAAGGAGGCGGCAATATGCCAAGGATACGTACAATTGATGAAGCGTGTGCAGAGATTAAAGCAATGGACCCTCAATCCGCATTCTCAGCCCATCGCTTGCGCTGCATGATTAAAAGCGGCGAGTTTCCGGCCCATCGGGCGGGAAGAAGATACTTAGTTAACCTTGATGCATTGCTAGAGTATTTAGAAAACCCACCGGCTGTACAACTGGAACCTCAAACGGGGCGGCATGAGAACGGTATTCGCCGGGTCATGTAGGACAAGCCCAAAATAACAGAAAGGACGGTGTAACGTGACAGAATTATCCATGGTGTTAGAAGCACTCACCAAAATGGAAGGGAACCTGAACAGCAGGCTCAATGAGTTTGAGAAGCGCCTGGACAAGCTGGAAGGCCGCCAGGACAAGACGGACAATGTCACCGCGAAGCTCACCGCTATTGTGGAACGGCTTACCTCCGATGAAAGTGCCATCGTGAAGCGTACACAGAACGGCTTGGCGATCAACAAAGACCGCTTTTATGCGGAGTGTCGGAAAGCCAGGATCCCCAACCGTATGGCCTTGGCAGAACTGGAAAAGGAAGGGTTACTGTATCGGCAGGGAACGCCGCATCGGACATGTGTGGTTTGGGTTTCGCCGGAACCACCGGAGAATGTCCGGGCGGTAGTGCTGAAAGTATTTTGAAGAGGTGAAAAATTTGTCTCATAAAAAAACAAATAGAGCTAGTGCCGTTACACGTAGCTCTATTTTCCAGAGATTTTTACCCTTCATGCCTTGCAAAAGTCTCAGCCGTAACTTTAGAAGCCTAACGGTACTCCTTTCTTGTTGGCACACTACAAACTTTAGCAGCTCTGGACTGCTTAATACGCAAAACCAAACTTGCGTACTCCTGCAAGTAGTTTTGGATCCATGCATTAGCGTTATATGTACACTACACCGCTATTGTTGGGCACCCATACAAAAAGAACAGGATAAACTCAAAAAGTTGGCCAAAAAGAACCGCCTCCTTTCTATAGGTTTACAAGAACATATTACCATATATGGTATAAATTGTCAACTTCTAGTACAATATGCTGCGGAAAGGAGTGGCGCAATTTGCAATGGTTACAGGAAATAAGGGGTCAACTTAGATTGACGCAACAGCAAGCGGCTGATATTTGCGGAATATCGAGATTTTATTACATCAAAATTGAAACTCGAGGTATCGCTCCACCGGTCCGCACGGCAAAACGTATTGCTCAAGCGATGGGGTTTGATTGGACAATGTTTTATGAAGAAATTAGTTGACAGAAAGGACGGTGATCCCTGGAAGTGGGCAACCTTGAATCAGCCGATATCTTAACCGGCTTGAAACGAGAAATATTTACCGGTATTGGCAAACAGATCGTGCCGAAGACTGAGCGAACCGAGCTTGAAGCAAAACGGCTGATAGCTCTGGAAAGAGCAATCGAAGCATTGGAGAGAGGAGGACACGCCATGACGGAATACGAGGCCAAACAAGCAGCCAGGGCGTATCTAAGGACCCTGCGGCAGGAATCGGACAAAAGATTCATCATGACCCTGGCGGGGTGGACATGCTTTATCGTTGGTTTCTTAGTGGGGGTGCAGTTTTGAAAGACAACAGTGACAAAATTATCCTTGATCTATGCGGCGGTACAGGAGCATGGAGCAGGCCGTACAAAGAGTCCGGATATGATGTTAGGCTAATTACCTTGCCGGAATGGGATGTAACGCAGGTTGATTTTTTAGAAAACGGCTATTTGCTTTTTAGAAATCAAGCTGGCGGCCGAAATATGCTCATACGTGCAGCCGATGTTTACGGCATACTGGCGGCGCCACCGTGTACGGAGTTTAGTCTTGCAAAAAATACAAGACCGAGGAACTTTTGCGCCGGAATGATGGTTGTCGATGCATGTGTAAAAATCATCTGGAAATGCAGGCTGAGCGGAAGCCTTAAGTTTTGGACACTTGAAAATCCTGTTGGTTTTCTCCGACAGTTTTTAGGGAGGCCGCACTTTACCTTTGAACAGTGGCAATTCGGCGAGCCGCTTGTAAAAAAGACCGACATATGGGGCTACTTTAATGAGCCAAGACCAACGGTAAAGGAAAGACCGGCTGATATTGTCCGCTTAATTTCGCACAGAAAAAATGCGGCCTGTTGGACAACGTGCTATGAGAAAGTGCCGGATTGGTATAACGGACCTAAGCTGGACCGGGCAGCGCGAAGAGCCATCACCCCGCCAGGTTTCGCGGAAGCGTTCTTTAAGGCAAATAGATAGGAGGGGCAAAATGATTAAGCAAGCGTTTAAAAACATAGAAAAAGCCGCCCAATCTGTTGGCGCAGACATAGGCGGCAGGCTGCCGGAGCAGCAATAAAACAATCTAACATCAGTATAGCTGGTATGAGAGGAAGTGTCAAGATGGCTTTAGTTTGTAAATACGGCGGGGAATGCACTGGCTGCATGATGTGTCAAAAGGAGCCAATAGATTATGACGATAGTTGGGCTGGTGATGAAGAATGAAAGCAACAATCTGTAACATAGTGGGCGACAGTATCCATGTTACAACGGACTACGCCCTGAAAGACTATATCAGCAGTATCCCCGGGAGGCAGTGGGATCCTGTACTGCGGTGCTGGGTCCTGCCTCTTAACAGAAACAGTTTTGAAAAGCTCTCCTGTATCCGGGGCGTGCGGTTGAGTCAGCCACTTATGGACATGTTCCCGGAAGAGGAACATGAACCGGAAGAAATTCCCCGGGCTGCCGATATGGCGCCCATCCGGCCCATGCCAATTAAGGTCAAGCCCTTCGCCCATCAGGTCCAAGGGTTCAACAAAGCGCTGCTGTGTTTTGGGTATGAGAGTGTTTTCCCCAGGGAAGAGGGGGTGGTTTCCAATGCATCCTAATAACCGAGGCTTCGCACTTTTGTATGAAATGGGGTGCGGTTGAGCAAGACCCTGACTGCTATCGCCATCGCAGGCCGGCTCTTCATGGACCGCAAGATCAACCGCCTTCTGATCGTGGCACCCTTGTCCGTGGTTCCGGTATGGCCCAAGGAATTTGAGCAGTATGCAGACTTCGCGGCCAATGTCACAGTATTGGAAGGCAGTAAAGAAAAGAAGCTCACCTTGCTGAAGGCCCACCAGGACGCCTATCCCTCCGCATTGGAAGTCCTGGCGGTGAATTACGAATCTACCTGGCGGCTGGAAGATGAACTGTGCCGCTGGAAGCCGGATATGATCATCGCTGACGAGAGCCAGCGGATCAAGGCTCCCCGCAGCAACCAAAGCAGGGCCATGCATCACCTGGGAGCTTGCGCGGATTATAAATTGATCCTGACCGGTACGCCGGTGACCAACAGCCCCATTGATTTTTGGAGTCAGTATCAATTCCTGCAGCCGGGAGTTTTTGACCGTTCCTTTTATGCCTTCAAAGGGCGCTATGTTATGGAAGGCGGCTACGGCGGCCATGAGATCATTGGATATAAAAACCTGAAGGAATTGACCAAAAAGGCCCACAGCATCGCCCACCGGGTGACCAAGGCGCAGGCTTTGGATCTGCCGGAAGCCACATCGCAAAACCTTTATTGCGATCTGGAGCCTGCCGCCGCGAAGGTGTACAAGCAGATGGCCAAAAACATGGTGGCAGAGCTGGAAGGAGAGAAAAAAGTCACGGCGGCGGAGGTCATTGTACGGCTTCTGCGGCTCGCCCAGATTGCTGGCGGCTTTGTTCAGCCGGACGGAGCAAGCAAGCCGGAGTCCATTTCCACCGCGAAGTTGTCTACCCTGGAGGAAGTTGTAGCCGACTTACTGGACAACGGCAAGAAGGTTGTGATTTTCGCCCGGTTCCGGGAAGAGATCAAGGCGATCCGGGAGCTTGCAGCCAAGCTTACAGGAGACGAAGGATATCGTCTGATCTGGGGAGATACCCCCCAAGAAGACCGAGGGACTTTCGTGGAGGATTTTCAAAGCGACCCGGAAGTGAAGATATTCATTGCCCAGATCCAGACCGCCGGATTAGGGATCACGCTGACAGCGGCGGACACGGCCATCTTCTATAGTTTTGATTACAGTTACGCGAACTACGAACAAGCCAAGGCCAGGATCCACCGCATTGGGCAGAAGAACACCTGCACCTATTTACACCTGATTGCCCGCGGCACGGTGGACGAGACCATTATGGACGCCCTGGCATTTAAGAAAAATTTGGCCGATGAGCTGGTGGATAACTGGCGCAGCGCCTTTAAGTAAGGAGAAAAACCATGGACCTGTTTGATTTAGCAGCGGATTATGCGGCAGCCAGAGCCGAAAAAGACCAGCTGGAAGACAAAAAAAAAGAAGTACAAGCCGTCATGGATGCCCTGGAAGTGCAGATGACTGCCTATATGGTAGAGAACGGCTTGCAGAACTTCAATTATCAGAAACATATCTTTTCTCTGAGTGTCAAGACCTTTGCCAGCCTGCCGGCGGATAAGAAAGAAGGGTTCTTCCGCAAGATGCGCCGCCGTGGCTTTGGCACAATCATCAAGCCAACCGTGAGTCCGCAGACCTTGACTGCATGGGTCAAGGAAGAGATGGGGAAAAATGGTGATGCCCTTCCTACATGGATGGAGGGCTGGGTGGAAGTATATCAGAAACCCGCAATTTCTTTGCGAAAAACAAAATAAGGAGGACAATAAAAATGAGTAAAGGTACTGAATTAGCAGTTAAAGATACGAACATTTATCTGGCGGCAACCGCCGTAGAAAGCGAGTTTTTGAGCAAAGAGGAAATGGAAGAACAGATGAAAGGTGTCACCGTCACCTTGCCCCGGGTAAAAATCCCGGCCGGCGGTGGGTTGAGCTTTGAGATCCCCAACGGCGAGAATCCAGATGATCCCACGATCATGAAAGTCATTGAAGGCGTGATCATCGACCAGTTTTCCCTGAATGTTCTGTGGGAAGAAGGTTCGGAGAACGACCCGGACGCCAAACCGCTTTGCACCAGCAATCCAGGGGCGGACTTCGGCGTCGGAGAACCCGGCGGCAAATGTGTGGTTTGCCCCTTGAATGTTTTTGGTTCCGGTGCCGGCGGCAAAGGGAAAATGTGTAAGAATACCCGCCGTCTGTTCATCCTCTTGCCAGGGGAAATGCTGCCATTGCAGTTGACGTTGCCACCTACAAGCTTAAAAAATTTCAATACGTTCCTTTTGAATATCACTTCCAAGGGGCTCCCTGTTTGGGCTTTCCCGACAAAGATTGGGTTGAAGAAGGAAGAAGGTGCCTATGTTTACAGCGTAGCGACTTTTGCCCGGGGTGAGGTCTTCCCGGAAGACGACTTGCGCGCGATAAAAGCCATGGTGGGGCAATTGCGGCTCTATACCCGGCCCCAGGATGAGGTGGGATTCTAATACTGCTTAGGAGTTGACAGCATGGAAAACCTGTTACAGGAAGCACTGAAATACGCTGCTATGGGGCTATCGGTTTTCCCTGTCCACAGCATTGAGGCGGGCCGGTGCAGCTGCTGCAAAGTAGATTGCGGCAGCCCCGGCAAGCATCCCCGTACCATGAACGGCTGCAAGGATGCCACCACGGACACGGCGCAGATCAAGAAGTGGTGGGGCATGTGGCCAAAGGCAAATATTGCTATTGCCACAGGCCTGATTTCTGGCATCGTAGTAATTGACATAGACACAGACCATGGCGGAGAGGAAAGCCTGCAGACGGCAATTGAGAACTATGGATCATTGCCGGACACATGGGAGAGCCTCACCGGCGGCGGCGGACGGCATCTGTTCTTCCGCTGCCCCCCGGATGGCATCGGCAACAGGGGCGGGTTCCTGACGGGCGTAGATCTGCGAGGGGATGGGGGCTACGTTGTAGCCCCGCCCTCCAATCATATCTCCGGACGCAATTATGAATGGGAACTGTCCGGTATCCCCGGAGAGGTGCCTTTGGCAGAGCTGCCGGCCCAATGGCTTGAACTGTGCAAGGGAGAACATAGAAGCTATGAGCCGGTAGAAATCCCGAGCATTTTAGGTAAAGGACAGAGAAATGACGGATTGTTTCGCCTGGCCGCCTCCATGCGTGCCAGGGGGCTGTCTGAGGCGGCCTTGCGGGTGGCATTGTTGGAAGAGAATAAGACACGTTGCCAGCCGCCGCTGAACGAAAAAGAAGTGGAGCTCATCGCCTCATCCGCCGGGCGCTACCAACCGGGGGAATTGGCGCCAAAGCCTGTAGCGATAGAAGCGGCGGAAGCCTTGGAGCTGATCCGGGGGAAACTGCCCATTACAGACGCCGCCGGGTTCTATACAGAAGAGATCATCGGGGCCGTGGTGGGTCTGGAGGAAGCGAACCATCCGGATTACTTCAAAGCGGTGGATCTCCTGGCCGGGCAGAAAGGGTTCCGCCGTTCGGACTTCAATAAAGCGGTCAAAATGTATAAGGCCAACAGGAGCAAGGCGAAGGCGGCCGGTGACACCAAGGGGCTGGCGCCGGTGGCAAAGTATATCCGGAACGCGCAGCCCTTGGATGGGTTCATGCTACCGGAGGACTGGCATATTGATGGTCAAATGATCTACCGGTATGAAACGAAAGGCCGGGATGGGGAGCCTGTGAAAGCCGTGGCCTGCCCCCATCCGATCTTCCCTGTGGAACGGCTGCAGAATATAGAGACCGGCAGTGAGAAGATCAAACTTACTTATTACCGGGACAACCGGTGGCAGGAAGTAATTGTGGACAAGTCTATGATCGCCAACCGCCAAGGCATCGTGGCCCTGGCTGACAGCGGCATCCAGGTCACATCAGAATCGGCCCGGCACCTTATTACATTTTTATCTGATTTTGAAACAGCGAACCGAGACAACCTGCCGCTGAATCGGTCGATTTCCCGGGTGGGCTGGCTGAATCTGCAGCAGTTTTCCCCGTATTCCGATGATCTTATTTTTGACGGGGATGTGGCATTTCGCGGGGTCTATACGGCCATTGACGCCCAGGGGGACTATGAAGAGTGGCTACGGTATTTATCTCTTGCCAAAGAATCTCTACAACTTCGGGCGATGCTGGCCGCCAGCTTTGCGGCGCCGCTTCTGTGGCTCATTGATGGACAGTGTTTTTTTCTCCACCTTTGGGGCACACGGTCTGGTATCGGCAAATCCGTTGCCTTGAAGGCGGCCATGTCAGTATGGGGGAATCCTGCTAAATTATGGCGCTCTTTTAATTCTACGGACGTAGGCTTAGAGAGATCAGCCGGCTTCTTCCACAGCTTGCCCATGGGCATTGATGAGCTGCAGACGACAAACAGTAAGTTTGGCGACACGAAGAAGCTCATCTACAGGCTATGCCAAGGGCAGGGCCGCAGCAGAGGCAAAAAGAACGGCGGCCTAGAGCTTGCGGCAGAATGGCAGACGATCTTTTTGTCCACCGGGGAGCAGCCGTTGGGTGAAGAAATGAGCACCGAGGGAGCGTTGGCCCGGGTGATCGAGCTTTATTTGGCAGAGGGGGACTATCCGGAGGGTTTGGCGCCCGGGAAGCTTGCCATGGTCACCGGCGCCAATTATGGCCACGCCGGGCGGCTCTATATTGGGAAGCTCAAAGAATGGCTAAATGGCGGGCACAAAGAGGCAATGGATCTGCACAAAGCCATTGTGGGCCAGATCGAAAACGACGCCTATTCTGGGAAACATATCAATTCCGTGGCAACGCTTGCCATGGGAGACTATTTATCCAGCCGGTTTATTTTTGAAAAGGAAGCCGATACCGCCATGTATGAGGCCGTGGATTTTGCTTTACAGATGATGGGACAACTAGAAACCAGGGCGCAGACGAACCCGATCCTGCAAGCCTGGGACTGGACGCTCTCATGGATCGCAGCCAACGGCGACCACTTTAAAGAACTGATCACCGTTTCACCGCGCCTTGGGGTCATTAAATCAAACGGGCCCAATGCTGAATGTTATATCTTGTCGGCGGAGTTTAACAAGGCCATTGCCGCCGCTGGGTTTTCTCCCCGGGCAATCGTCCGCGGCTTTGTGGAACAAGGGTTCTTTGAACCAGGCGCCGGAGGGAATGCCAGACAGCACAAGTGGATGCCAGGGGGTATTGGGATGGCAAGCTGTTATGTCCTTTCTTCCTCCAAGATCCAAACAGCTAATTGGTAGGGTTGTGGTATGGTGTTTGGTATGGTTGTGGTATGGTGGTTTAGCTGGTTTTATATGCTAATATACCAGTACCATACCACACATACCAGTAAAAAATACCTCGTGTACGCGGAGAAACGCAAAATTACGTTTTTTATTTTCCCTATATAGATTGTTATTTTCTGTGGTATGAGTGGTATGTGGTATGGTCTCGTATGTATAGCAGGTATCATGAACCAAAACTACCATACCAAAAACATACCACACATACCAGAAGGGAGGCGAAACCCTATGAATGAGATCGAAAACCGCCGGCTAGAGAACGAATTGAACTATTTGCAGGCCCGGAAGGCCAAGGCAGACGCCTTGCCGGACGGTTATTTGCAATCCAATGCAAAGGCCGCTGCTGAGTATGAGAAGATCTGCCGGCGGATCACGGAGATCAGAGAGTTACTCAGAGCGCCGTGGCCGCCCGGGGAATGCGCCTGGGATAATATGGATCCGCGGCAGGACTTGGCAGCGGATCATGGCAAGTGGTGTGATTTGCTGTTTCGTACGCAGGACAATGACAACGGTAAGTTGTGGGGCCTGTTGCATTATCTCCGGTGCAATGGGAGCACGATTTCTGGGGACAACTTGACCAGGCCGCCGGAGATCCCGGCAGAGGACTTCGATAATATGCTGCAACCTTATGCAACGGCCTTAGCCAATCTGAATCTAGGTTGGGAAGGTCAGCAGCAAAGTATTTTTTAGGAGGCGTCACAATGCTAGAGAGCTCTATTCAAGCTAAGATCATGCGGTACTTGAAGCAGATCCCGGAGAGCTTCGTCTGGAAGCAGCACGCCGGGCAATACGCCAAAGCCGGGCTGCCGGATATTATGTTTGTTTGGAAGGGGCTGCTGTACTGCTTTGAAGTTAAGCAGCCGGGGAACAAGGCAACAAAGCTGCAGGAAAGCACGATGAAGGACCTCCGGGCCGCCGGTGCCAGGGCTACAGTGGTCTACGGCCTGGAGGATGTTAAAGGGATTATTGAGGAGGTACTCCAATGAAAGTATTTGAGCTTATGGCAAAATTGTCTGCAATGCCTGCGGGGGCGGAAGTTAGGATCTATATGCTAAAGGATTTAAGTGAATTACCGGCTTATGACGGGACACTGCGCGAGATTAATTTTGTTTTGCAAGAGGTTGAACTTAATGATAATGACATGGTTGATCTTGACGGATGGACGGTATAAGGAAGGAGGCTGAACAGGATGGACGCTAAGCGCTTAAACGAGATTAGGGAGAGAGCCGAAAACGGACTAGAAAAGTATCTCACGCCAGGCAGGACAAACCTGCTGGCTTATACATTTTATATTCACGATTCAGACCAAGATACATTGTGGTTAATCCAAGAGCTTGCCCGCCTGCAAAACCAACTCGAAAAGGCGCAAGAAGGCTGCGAGGATTGCGAAATTGCCAGGCGAGACTTTGCGCTGTCTCAAACTTTTGAGTATGCAGATAAAGTGGCGATGTTGGATGAGATAAAGGCCTTGCAAAACCAACTTGTTGAGGCCAACAAAATGGTGGGTAGTAGGTGGATTTCGGTAGAAGAGAGGTTGCCGGAAGTAGACGCAAGAGTGCTGGTGTGTTTTTTGTCAGACAAGGGAACCGTCGGGATAGAAGATTGTTATATGTCTGGAATGAGAAACCGGTTTGTTTCGTACCATACATTTGAAGAAGTGCCACCTGGCATAACAATCACCCACTGGCAACCACTACCGCAAGCACCGGAGAAGGAGGCGCAGGCATGAGGACGATTAAGTTTCGGGGCAAACGAGTTGACAATGGGGAGTGGGTGGAAGGATTTGTCTATGAGCACCAACCCCCGTTAGTAGTAATTGTGCCAAAAGATTACATTCCGGAGAAAAGCAAGTGGTATATCGCAAACACGGCTTTTGCAGATTGGAATATGCCAAGACAAGTGGAATTTATTGAAGTCAACCCCTCCACCGTCGGCCAATTTACTAGCCTTTGCGACAAGAACGACAAGGAGATTTACGAGGGGGATATTTGTGACGATGCTCGAGGCTTTAGATTTGTCGTAATTTGGGAAGATAATGCAAGATTCTTAGGCTGTGGAATTGGCAAGCAGAAAGAGTATATCCGGTATGTGGGACAAGAACCTGCTGTTGAGGTCATTGGCAACATTCACGACAACCCGGAACTGCTGGGGGTGGAGTAATGCAGACCATTGAAGAGGAATTGGGGATCATGATCCAATGAAGGGAGGGCGGTTGAGTGATACTTGATTACATAGACTTTGAGCTTGCAACAAAAAAAGTGCTGCGGTCCTATGAAGATATGGTATGGCAGCAGGCTCAGTGTCAAAAGCAAGTCCAGAATATTGAACAGCGCATGACGGCGCCCAAAAGCCCTATTTTGTCCTCTACGCCCGTGAGCGGCGGGGGCAGCAGTACAGAAGATATGTGGATTAAAAGCATTGACAAGAAGGCCATACTTGAATCTGACCTGGGTGATGCCAAGATCTACATGGGCTGGTTTCTGCCGGCATGGAGCCGCCTGACAGAAGAAGAACAAATCTTGTTGAAAGAAAGATTCATGCGAAAAAACAATAGGGGGCAATGGGTCGAGACTGTTCGGGGTCGGCTGTTCATTGCAAAGTCTGAAGCCTACGACAGGAGCAATGAGGCGTTAAGGCATTTGACATTCCTGCTGTGGGGAAGAAACTAATCTGCGGAAAAACTGCGGAACAAATTTGATTTAGGATATGTTATACTTATATCATCAAAAAGTTTGAGAAGCGTCCAGCCAAAGGCAGGGCGCTTTTTCTATTGGCTCAGACGCGGCATGTGATATCGGGAGCGCATTTATGGGGCGTCCTCCTTCGTCCCGGCTCCCTGAGTGCCGCATCGAATATTTGTGAGGTGGTGGAAATGGCAAAAGGTAAATACGAATACTGGCTTACAGAAGACGGCCTTTTGCTATTAGCAGCATGGGCAAGAGACGGTTTAACCGACGATCAGATCGCAGAGAAAATAGGCATTAGCCGGTCTACACTATACGCTTGGAAATTGCAGTATCCGGACTTTTCGGACTCCTTAAAAAAGGGGAAAGAGGTCGTTGATGTAGAGGTTGAAAACGCCTTATTCAAAAAAACAACCGGCTACAACGTTGAGCTACAAAAGACTTTTAAAGTTAAAATTGTTGATTATGATCCGGAAACCGGCAGAAAGATTCGGGAACGCGAAGAACTACAAACCGGGATTGATGAAATGCATGTTCCAGCGGACACAACGGCACAAATATACTGGCTGAAAAACCGCTGCCCAGATAAATGGCGGGATAAGCAAGAAATAGCAGTAGACCAGGATAAACCTTTTGAGATCAATCTCAAGGTGATCGAATAATGGATATCAGTATTTCTAAAAAGCAAAAGGCGTTTATCGATGCTAAAGCCGACGAGGTCCTCTTCGGTGGCGCGGCCGGCGGCGGCAAGAGCTACGGTCAGCTGATAGACGCTTTTCTTTATGCCTTGAAATATGCCGGCAGTAAGCAGCTTGTTTTACGTCGCACCTACCCGGAATTAGAAAAAAGCTTAATTCGTGTTTCTTTGGAACTGTACCCAGCGGCGGTATATAAATATAACAGCGCTAATCATATGGGACGGTTTATCAACGGGTCCTTGATCGACTTTGCCTATTGTGACAGTGAGAAAGATGTTTATAAATATCAATCGGCTGAGTATGATGTAATCCGCTTCGATGAACTGACGCACTTTTCTGAGCAGATGTATATTTACCTGATCAGCCGTCTGCGGGGCGCCAACGATTTTCCAAAGCAGATTAAGAGCAGCACAAACCCCGGCGGTGTCGGCCATCAATGGGTCAAAAGCCGCTTTATCGATATCGGGGAGCCTAACCGCGAACACCATACCCCTATCGGCAGCCGGATTTTTATTCCGTCGAGAGTCCAAGACAACAGCTTTTTATTGGAAAAAGACCCTGAATATTTGATCCGCTTAGAAAACTTGGATGAAGATACCAAGAAGGCGCTACTCTACGGCAATTGGGATATATTTGAAGGGCAATATTTCAGAGAGTTCAACCGGGACATTCACACCATACCTCCTTTCTCAATTCCTCCCCATTGGCAACGGTTCAGGTGTCTTGATTACGGGCAAGACACCTGCTGCTGCCTTTGGTGCGCGGTTGATGAAAGCAGGCGGATATATGTTTATAGAGAGCTTCATGAACCGGGACTGATCCTATCTGTGGCGGCTCAAAGGATTTTAGACAGAACGCCGTCTACTGAACAGATACGGTATACCGTTGCCTCTCCGGATCTCTGGAATAAGCAGCAAAGCAGCGGCGAAAGCGGCGCGGAAGTGATGTTTAAGGCTGGATTGAAGGGCCTGATGAAAGCCGATAACGCACGGATCCAGGGCTGGCGGTTGATGCGGGAGTATTTGCAAGTCGTACCTGATGAGTTCGGTCAGGATAGCGCCAGGATCAAAATATTTTCAACCTGCCCGAATTTGATTAAGTCCATTCCCGCCCTGATTTATGATGATAAGAACATTGAAGACTGCGATACGGAGCCGCACCAATTTACACACGCGCCGGATGCTCTAAGGTATGGCCTTATGAGCAGGCCGCCTTTGACAAGGGTTATCGTGCCGCTGGAGGAACCGCTTCCGGACAGCCGCAAGGTGCGGCAGCCGGTATTAGGCACCAAGGTCAATATTAAGGGGGTATTCAAGTGATAAGCATCGTACTTGGCATGATTGGATTCATGATCGCTCTTGGATCGTTTGCAATTGGCCGTATGACGGCGACACAGCCGAAGCAGCAGACTCCTGAGGCAAGGATAGAGACAGAGATCCCAGAGGAAGAAAAGCAACGCCGGGAGCAGTTTGCCAGAGCAGCCAATGTGCTGGTCGATTATTACAGCAAGAGAGGTAGGCGTAAAGAATGATCATCGAAAATCTTTTAAATAACGATCTGACCTGTGAAGCTATTTGGAACGCTTACCAGGAAGGTGTAAGCTACAATGAGCAGAAGCAAATAGTTGACACAGTCGAAGAAAACCGCAATATGTTCATTGGCCGGCAATGGGAGGACGTCAACGCCGAAGGTTTACCGACCATCGTCCTGGACTTTATAAAGCCGACGGTGCACTTCAAGGTCGCTTCTATTGTTTCCACCAGAACGAAGATCACGGCGCAGACTGTAGGGCTTGCCGGGATGACCGAAAAAGAGCAGAAGCATATAGCCGGGATCGTCAATAAACAACTTGATCAGATCTTAGAAAGGGAGCAGTCAGATGGGCTGCTCCTTTTGCTTGAAACCAACACAGCCATAGACGGTGACGGGTGCTGGAATATTTACTGGGATGATAAGATCAAGACCGGTCAGGTAATGGATCCGAAGCTGGACGGTGATATCGCCATAGAGAATATCCAGAATGTCAATGTATATTTTGGGAATCCATGTTCTAACGAAGTGCAAGATCAGCCATATATCATCATAGAACGGCGTGAGTACATCACAACATTAAAAGCCTATGCCAAGAAGCAGGGGCTTGATGAAATTGACATAGCCTCCATCCAGCCAGATAAGGATAATCAATATACCATCACCACCGATGATAACAGGGTCACAGTATTAACGATGTATTGGCGGGACTATGAGACGGACACCATCAAAATGGCTGAATGTACTCAAAACATCATGCTGCAGGAGCCCCAGGATACCGGCTTAGAGTTTTATCCGGTCTGCTGGCAGAACTGGGAGCCGCGGCTTAATGACTATCACGGTGAGCCCTGCGTTTCTGAAATGGTCAGCAACCAGAAGACGGTCAATATTTTGGCCGGCATGAATACGATCAGCCTATCCAGGACGGCCTTCCCGACAATCGTATATAATTCGGAGATGCTTCCCGAAGGTTGGGACAATTCAGTAGGTGCGGCTATCGGGGTTTCAAATAAACTGGATTTGAAGGCTTCCGATGTGGCCCAGGTCATTGAAGGCGCAGTCACCAATTCACAGGTCGAAGGATTTTACAACAATCTATTGCAAACATCAAAGGATCTCAATGGCGCTTCCGATGCCATGATGGGCAATATCGACCCAAGCAACACGTCGGCTATTATTGCCCTACAAAAAACGGCTCTGGTCCCGTTGGAGCTGAACCGCCGGCGATTGTATAGCTTTCTGGAAGACTTTGCCCGGATCGCTATTGATTTTATGGGCAACTATTACGGAACGCGTTTGGTGATGGTCGATGATCCGGAAACCGACCAAGAGGTCCGGCAAGAATTTGATTTCTCTATCTTGAAAGATGCCGCTTTTAATATCAAGATCGATGTTGGCGCCTCGTCTTATTGGAGCGAGCTTACCGAACTGCAGCAACTTGAAAAACTGGTTCAGATGCGAATCATCGGGGGGCTTGATTATCTGGAGTATATGCCGGATGGTCTATTCGCTGGGCGGCAAGAGCTGCTGGATAAGCTGAAAAAAGCGCAAGTCCAGCAACAGTTCGAAGGGCAGCAGGCAGCGCTACAGTCTATGCTTGCCAAGTCGCCGGAGCTGGCGGCGCAGTTAAAGCAGTTGAAAGAGACGAATCCCCAAGGGTATGACCAGGCGATCCAAAGCCTGTACCAAAAAATACAACAGGGCTAAGGAGGAATTGATTATGAATTTCGGTCAAGCTTTTGAGCAGGTGAGAAACGGTAAGGGCATGCGGCTTCCTGCATGGAAACCTGATGTAGTTATTAGGGCTCAGTTCCCGGATGCAAACAGCAAAATGACGGCGCCCTATTTGTACGTTGAAAGCCGTTTTGGCAGGGTCCCTTGGAAGGAAACCATGATTGAATTATTCTCCGAAGATTGGGTGGTTGTTGAATAGTTTTGATAATAAAATAATGGGCTAAACCAAGCCCGACGGCTAAACCAGGCCGAGAAAGGAGTTATCCATGGGAGATGAAGAAAACACTGTACAAACCGAATTATCCGAGGAGTTTGACAAGGCGTTTTCAGACGGCTTTGACGATGGCGACACATGGGACGCTGAGGACGAGAATACTGATCCTGTCAAAGAGGATCCCGGTGACGACGACGACAAGGAACTTGAAGATCCTGACCAGAAGGAGGGCGGAGAGCCCGCAACCGAAAAGGCTGAAGAGAAGAAGCCGGAAGAAGGAGAGCCGGAAGGCAAGCAGGAAGACAAAAAAGAGCCCGAAAGCAAGGAAGAAAAAACAGACGAAAAACCTGATAAGCCCGAAAAGGTTGACAAGGAGGAAAAACCTCCCGAGCCTTTGCGGGTTTTCTTTTTAGGGCAGGATATCGAGGTCAAGCCGGAAGATATTCCTGACTTGGTTCAGCGTGGCATGAATGAGGCCCGTATGGAAAAGCGTTTCAAGGAAATGGAAGAAGAAACCAAGTACATCGATGAGTTTATGGATGTTGCCGCTTATTTTGGAATCCCCGCGAATGAGCTTATCAAACATACCCTAGAGAATTACAAACGCATGGAGATTAATAAGCTCATTGAGCGTGAAATGCCGGAAGAGGAAGCCAAAGAACTGTTTGGCCAAAGGATGAGCAATGCTCGCACTGCCCGGGCAAACCAGCCTAAACCAAAAGGCAAGCGAGATTATGCGGCTGAGATAGACGGACTTTTCAGATCGAGGCCTGATCTACGGGGAATGAAAGAATTTCCTCCCGAGGTCGCCAAAGAGATCCAGAAAGGGACCGATGTCAAAACCGCCTATATGTTGCACGAAACCCGGAAACTGTCTGACGAGATCAAAACTTTGACAGCTGAAAAGAAAGGTCTCGAAGATAAGCTCAGGGCCATGGAACAAGAGAAGAAGGTGGAGAAAGCTCCTAAGAGCCAAAAGGGCACGGGATCAAGCTCCACAAAGACGGACCCCTTCCTTAGGGGATTCGACGAAGACTATTAATTTTAAGAAAGGGCTGATAATTTATGGCTGTAAATCTTGCAAGTAAATATTCCGGCAAAGTCGATGAGCGTTTTAAAATCGGCACTCTGACCGGCTCCGGGGTAAATAATGATTATGATTTTGTTGGTGTCAATACCGTCAAGGTCTATTCCATCCCTACGGTTGCTATGGGCAATTATGTGCGTAGTGGGTCTAATCGTTACGGTACTCCCAGTGAATTGGAAGATACCGTACAGGAAATGGTTTTGGCCAGGGACAGGGCATTCACCTTTACCATTGACGCGGGGAATGAACTGGAACAAATGGGCGCCAAAGAAGCCGGCAAGGCGCTGCGCCGCCAGATCGATGAGGTTGTTATTCCTGAGATCGATGCTTATCGTATTGCAAAAATAATCGCAAAAAACGGGGCTTCCGCTTCTACCGCCGTAAGCACCAGTAATGCCTATTCCGTATTTCTGACGGCAAACGCGACGCTTGATGATAAGAAGGTGCCTCGTGCCGGCAGGATGTGTTATGCGATTCCTGCTTACTATACTGCCATTAAGCAGGATAGCTCCTTTATCAAAGCATCTGATCTGGCGCAAAAAATGCTCGTCAATAATCAGGTTGGGACGATCGACGGTGTGCCGTTGATTCTGGTGCCTAGCTCCTATATGCCTACTGGGGCTTATTTTGTCATCACGCACAAAGTTGCGACGGTGGCCCCGCAAAAGCTCAAGGATTACTTTACTCACAAAAACCCTCCTGGTATTAATGGTACCTTAGTCGAGGGTCGCGTGATCTATGACGCCTTTGTGCTTAATTCCAAGATCGACGCCATCTATACTCACTACCATGCCGGCACCATCTGCGCGGCTCCCACGGTGACTTATGTCGGCGGCGAAACAGATACCATCACTTTGGCCAGCTCTACTTCCGGCGCTACTATCAAGTATACGTTGGATGGCACGGATCCTCGGGACAGCACTACCGCCGTAACCTATTCTACTGCGCTGGATACTTCCGCATGGGCCGCTGGCACCTACAAGGTGCGCTGCTATGCTTATAAGACTGGCAACGTTGATAGTGTGGTCACGACCTCTGATGTTGCCGTATCCGCGGCGTAAGGGGGTTTGATCAATGAGTAAGGTTTTAGTAATTGAACAAGGCAAATATAAGTGCTCTGCCTGCAACGGCAGTATGACAGATAAGGACACCGCAAGGGGCGTGTGTCCTTCCTGTGGGGAGCAACTGACCGAAGTGCTGTTGGAAGCAGAGTACAAGGCGGCACAGAAAAAAGAGAAGAAAAAGAAGGAGGAGGAGGCTACGCCTCCTCCTGAGCCACCTGCAGAAAACGGAGATCAGAGCCCCGAGGACGGCGACAACAAAGAGTAGGGCAAGTATAGCGGGGGAGGGGTTATTCCCCTCCTCTTGCCCTTTAAAAGGAGGGCCAAAAAGTGATTACAGTACAGCAAGTTTATGACATGGCCATTAAGCTGATGAACCAGCAAGATGATTCTACGGGAACCACTGACTCCAGCGAACTGGATGGATATAAAAATCGAACATTAGCGCTGCTCAATATTCTGGTCAGCGATTTATATAACCTAAGTGACAACACCACCTTCCCTTCGGAGGCCAAGCCTGTCCCGGCCTTATTGACGGATTTCACGGACGGTATAGACTTAGATGACCGGCTGGCTGTCAATGTGCTGCCCTACGGCCTTGCGGCTCATCTGTACAAGGGAGAAGACGCCGATAATGTGGCGGACCTGTTCTTCAATACCTATTACAACCTGAAAAAAGACTATGCCAAGAAGAAGCCGACGGCGAAGGTGGCAATCACCAATGTTTACGGCTCTTTCAGCAGTTCTGTAAGGGGCGAAGTGTATGAAGACGATTAATCTTAAAATAGAGAATTTCCTCGGCATCAACGAGAGCCCGGACGGTGACAGCGGCCTTAAAATGGGAGAAGCCGCCGACATGGTGAATTTCCGAATCACAGAAGAGGGCAACTTAAAAAAAATGCACGGCTATTCTCTCTTCGCTTCGGAAGGAGCAGCCGCCATAGATGGCCTGATCTTTTGGGATGATCTTCTGGTTTTTGCTACCGATGGCAGCGTTTTTAGCTTTGACGGCGCTACCAAGACAGCGCTATCTTTTGATACGGATGTAACGTTGACTGCCGGAAAGGTATCAATGTTCGTCTTTGATGAAAAGCTCTATTTTCTGAATGGGTATGAATACCTGTACTGGGAAGGCGGGACAGAGGTTATCAAGGCGGTGACAGGCTATGTCCCCACAGTTTCGATCGCTTCTAATCCGGCTACAGGCGGCGGTACGACATACGAGGCTGTTAATCAGCTAACATCACAGCGCATACAAAAATTTAATGGTGACGCCTCTGCTACAGTGTATCATCTGTCTGAGACTTATATTGACAGTGTGGATGAAGTCGTGGTCAATAATAAGGTCATGCTCACAAGCAGTTATACGGTGGATCTAGAAGACGGTACTATTACCTTTACGTCGGCGCCGGCCAGCGGCCTGGACAATGTGAGTATTAAATACTGTAAAAGCAGGGTTATCAATACAGATAGCTTTGTTGGTAACGGTTCGTCTAAGAAGTATTATCTGAGCGGCAAAGAGATTGATAGTATTGACGAAGTCACTGTAGACGGGACGGCAACGACGGCCTATACGGCTGATCTTGTTAATGGGACGATCACTTTTACCACGGCGCCGGCCAGCAGTAAAGCGGTTGTAGTAAGGTGGACAAAAGCGCTTACGCCAAAAATGAAAGACATGAAATATGTGGAGTTTTTTGGTGGCGAGAATAATACCAGGGTCTTCGCGTATGGCGACGGTTCCAACACGATCTATTATAGTGAGCTTACCGATGGATCCACAAAACCTTCCGCTGAGTATTTCCCTGAACTGAACAGGATGGATATCGACTTGGACAGTGTGCCGGTCACCAGCTTAGTCCCTTATTATGACCGTTTGTTTATCCATAAAGAAGACAGTGTTTTTTACTCCAAGTATTCCACGCTTGCCGGGGATGATGGCACGGTGATCGTATCGTTCCCGACCACAAATGTGACCAAGAGCGCCGGCTGTACGGTCTACGGTGGAGCGCTGAATGTTCCGAACGGGATCATGTTCCCATCTGCCGATGGCGTTTATCTGACTTCCGGTGGTACGGTCTATGAACAGATGAGCGAAAACCTCATCAGCAGAAAAGTAAATCGAAGCTGGCGGCAGTTTGACTTGAGTAATATGCTTGCGCTAAACAACAGAAGCGCGGGGGAATGCTGGTTTGCCGACGGTAATGACATCTTAGTCTACAACTACCGCATAAAAGCATGGTATAAGCTGGATGTATTAGAGAGTGTCAATGCAATCATTGAACATGAAGGGAGTATCTATTTTGGCAATGATAGCGGCCAAATCTTCATGTTCAATGAAAACACGCTGTCCTTTAACGGTTCCAATATTGTGGCTTCCTGGGAAAGTGGCTCCATGGATTTCGGATACTTCAATCAGCGGAAGTGGGCAGATAGGATTTGGTTGACCTTGAAGAGCGAGGCCAATTCAGGGATCACTCTTGATCTGGAAAGTGATGTGACAAGTGATTATCCCGAAAGGACCGTATCACACGGCAGAGCAACCTTTGACCCGGTCAATTTTAGTAATTATAGCTTTAATATCAATGATAAACCGGCTGCCAAGTTGGTGCGGATCAAGGCGAAGAAATTCGTTTTCTTAAAGGTCTTTTTAAAAAATGATTCTGCCACAGATACCGCCACGATCATGAATATCTTCGCGCCCATTGTGGTAGGAGCGATCAAGAAATAAAGGGGGACTAAATTATGGCCATAAACGAATATACAGGGGCGACTAACATCATTGCGTCACTTCCCGACGATCCCAATGATAGCGGAGGGTTGACCGCGGCGCAGTTGAAGGCAAAGTTCGATGAGAACGCGGCGAACCTGAAAACCTATATCAATGATACCTTAGTTGCTGAATTAAACTCTAACACAAGCGGCGTAAGCGGGGCGGATAATGTTGGCTATGGCGGTGATGTTCCCGACGTCAGCACGGTTGGGGGAGCCTTGAACAAGATATGGGAAGGCGGTAGTGGCACTATACCGCCGGATGATTCGATCACTACTGCTAAATTAGTCGATGAAAACGTGACAACGGCCAAATTAGCCGACGCCGCGGTAACTTTAGAGAAGGCCGCAGCCGACCTTATCGCGGCTATTGCCGCCAAAACTGTGTTGGTTCCCATTGAAACCATAACAGCTTCGTGGAGTGAAAGTCTTGCAGGCGAAACAAGTGTTATAAAAACGATATCCCATACGCTGGGGAAAATACCTTCTCAGGTAAAAATATTTTTCAAAAATGATAGAAGAACTGCATGCGTAAATATCTCTTATAAAAACGGTGTATATAACTATGAAATGTCTGGTGATATAAACACTAGCACCGCGTTAGAAGTGAGTGGGGGGGTTTGGAAACCGAGCTATATTACGGATGGTTATTTGTTCGGAGTGATAGAAAACACCTATTATGCAGGTTGTAGTACAATGGGGCCATATTGGTTAAGGCTTTCCCCGATCACATTTACAGACACTACAATTAGCTTTCCAATTTATAACTCTAGTGGAGACGCAACAACGATTTCCAGTTCCGTAATTGTGGAGGTGTACGCATAATGGCTACGACATACGATAAAAATACCGACTTCGCGAATCAGGAAACGTATCTAAAGAACCTATTAGGCTCCTCCAATAAAGGAGAAGCATCCTGGGCAAACAGTGAATTGAGCAACCTTTATTCCGCCGCTGATAAAATAGCCAAAGATACGGCGGCTGGTGTTGGCGCGGGGAGTGTTGGAGTAGACGCAAGTTATTTGTTCGGTAATGGTACGGGGTATAGCCCCTCTGCTGGTTCTGGGGCAGGTGCGGCAAACGGTGGATCTGTTGCTACTTATTCCCCGTCTTCTGCGGATCTGATTAATTCCGCCTATAAGAGCAGCTTGAACGCCCAGGAAAGACAGCTAAAAAGCGCCCTTGAAGAAGCGCTGGCAGATATGGAAGTGCAAAAAAAGAGTGTATCTGATTATTACAAGGGCGCCCGCAGTGATACCTATGCTGATCAAATGGTGGCCAACAAAAATTCTAATGAAGCCATGCTGGCGCAAGGCATTAATTCCGGAGCCATTGCCCAGGCGTCCCTTAGCTCAAACAACGCCCTGCAGGGGAATTTGGGGCAATTGAATGCCAATGAAGCAAGCGCCTTGGGTGAGATCGCTGCCAACAAGGCAAAGCTCCAAAACGCCTATCAGGATGATGTGACGGCTCTGCAATCCAGCCTTGAAGCGGATAAACTTAATGCTTTGCTGAATGATTATTATAATCAGCAGGATTATGGCTATCAGAAATCCCGCGATGCTGTAGCCGATCAGCAGTACGCCGATTCGTTAGCCTATCAGAATAAGCAAGATAAAGAAGAATGGGCTTGGAATATGTGGCAGAAGTTGGGTTACGCCACGCAGGAGATCGCGAATACTTTGGGCATCCCTAAGGGGATGCCTTTTTCAACGGTGTCCACAGCCTCAAAGGCTCAAAGAAAAACAGTAAATAGCGGCAATTCAGGAGATTATGGGGATGATGATCCGAACAATCCCTTTGCACTGGATGACGCGCAGGGGGGCAGTGGTAGTAGCGCCATAGGAAATTTATCGGCATTGGAAAGCTTTATCTTGACGGCGCCCAGCGTAAAGCGCAAAGGCGAGATTTTATCTGATGCCTACGCCAATGGCTATATTGATGATGCCCAATTGATAAGCCTGGCGAAAAAATACGGGGTCACAATAAGCCAGTAAGGAGGGATATCCTTGTCCATCAGTTTAAGCGAATTGAAAAAGAAGAGAGCTGGGCAGGAAGCTCAAAAGGCGCAAGGGCAAAGGGCTGTTCCTTCGATCTTGAACGAGAATCAGCTGAGTTACGGGGGTTCCGCTTCCTCTGTTCCTGCCATTACGGAAGCACCAGCATCATCTATTAAAGCCTATCCGGCTTCTTGGCAAAGCGGTTTGAAGTTGAGTGAGCAAATGCAGAAAACGTATGACCCTTACCAAAGAATGCAGGAACAAGATGACAGAACAGAAGGTACAAGTTGGGGGGAGGTATTAGGAAAAGGACTTTACGGCGGTGTGGTCCAGGCAAATCTCGGGATAGCCAATACCATGGATGCACTTGGAGTTTCAAAAATTCCAGGTATAAAACAGTTTAATGAAGCCAGTAAAAAAGCAAGTGAACAATATCTTGAAGAATATGCTTCCTTGCCTAAAACAAAAGCTCAGCAGGTAGGCGCGGATATCGCTCAATCTGGAGGGCAGGCGTTAGTTGATGTTCCGTTCATGCTTGCTTCTGCGCCTGTTTCTGCATCAGTTAAAGGTGTGCAGCTAGCAACAAAGGCGCCAAGTGTTGCAAAAGCAGTACTGGAATTTGCATCCAAGCCAGTAGCTATAGAACGTACTGCCGTTTATTTTGGGAATGACTATGCCGAGGCCAAGAAGGAAGGTGCGACGGAAAGTCAGGCCATTTCTAGAGCGCTTATGTCGGCTGTGCCCACGGCGCTTATCGAAGGCGCTGGGGGGTTAGACGCCTTGACAAGTAAGATTATCAAAAAACAGGCGGCAGCCGGCGGTAAAGCTATAATTCAAGATGTCCTGAAATCCGCTTTTGAAGAAGGCGTGGAAGAAGTTGCCCAGTATCCATTTCAAGCTGCTTCTAAATTGACATACAAAAAAGATATCCCGTTGTATTCTAATAGTCAGGAAGCTGTGATTAACCCTAAAGAAATGGCTTATCAAGGGGCATTAGGAGCGTTTGCTGGTGGTGTGTTTGGTGGTGGCATAAGTGGGATTAATACTCTTGTGTCGCCAAAAACAAAAACAGATATCCCAGAAGTACAAGCCCCCGAAACGGTTCAGGAAAAGCAGAAAGCTATACCTGATTTTTACGCTCCTGAAAAAGGTGCTGCGATGAAGCAAGCCATATCCGGGTATTTGCCGGAAGCATCTGAGCTTACAACTACCGCAACACAGAAACAAAACGCCGTAATGAACGATTTTAACGAGTGGCGAAAAAAGAACTTTGGCGGGTCCTTTGGGAAAATGAATGAGCCTGACATGCAGGCATTGAGGGAACTTTATCGAGAGGATACAGGAATTGATTTTGAACGTGCGCTTGGGTTTGTCTCGCAACCCGAAACTCAAAAACAAATAAGAACTATTCCCGAAATAAAAACAACTCCCATTGCAACACGGCGGTCTATCCTCGACCTTCAAACAAGCCCCGTGGATGCCACAAAAGCGACGGCAAGGGAATTACCTTCATTTGTGCCAGAGCGGAGCACTGCGGCCTCAATTGCCATAGATCCAGCGCAGGAACAAGCTATTGCGAAAGCAGTTGAAAAAGATCCTGGTGTTCAGGATTCTGTCAGTAAAATGAATGTGATCTTGAAAAAGAAAGGCTTAACACCGAAGTATATTTACGATGAAGCCGACATTGCATTTAACGGCTCGATCAAGAAGGACGTAGTTACGATCAACCTTGCCAGCACAGAACCGATTCTTAATACTGCCGTACATGAGCTTGTGCACCATTGGGCCAATACAGACCCCACAACCTATACAAAATATAGCGAGCAGGTGGGTGAGCTTATTAAGAATGATCCCAAATATCAGCAGCTATATAAAGATACCTATACGGCATATAGGATAAGGCTTGGGATCGTGACTGATAGCCAAATCAAAAGAGAAGTTGAAGCCGCTATCACAAAGGATTTTGTGTTCGATGAGAAAAAGCTGCAGGACTTGGTACTGAAAGATCGGACCCTTGGGCAGAAGCTCCTTGATCTTATTAAGAGGGCCATCAATACCTTTAATATCAAAGTCGGTAACAGCGACACTGCCCGCCTCAAAGAGGCTCAGAGATTGCTTGAAAATGCGTTGGCTGGGAACAGCATGGACATGTCTAAGGCCGCTGACAATAAAAATACGCAGGCATTTAGCTTACAAAAAGATCCGCAAATTGGGCCATATGTTGAAGTAGATACGGATCAGAGCATATTTGAAGGCCAGCCGGAAAACAGTTATCCCGCAATTGCCAGGAAGTATATACTTGACCGTTTCAGAGAAAAATCGCTTCAATTGCAGGAAAGCGCAGAAGCAAAGGTTACCAAAAGAACAGCCAGAGAATACGCTTACCCCAAAACCGCTCTTGCTCCTACTGAGTATAGCGCGAAAATGAGAGCAGCAACAGAATTGGACAATTTATTGCAGACTGCCCAATATTCACATTCTGCCCTGGACGATGGCAGACATCCATTCGCCTCGTTGGGATGGGACTATTATACTGCCAAATTCCAAGTAGGGGGTAGGATGTTTGAAGGGTTGTTAAATATAGCAAAATCTCCGACCGGTAATTTGTTATACGATGTGACTAAAATAAAAGAACTCCCACATATCGGTATATCGGCAAACCAGCCTTCTCCGAATCAGCGTGGGAGTTCATCTGACACCAATATACCACCTAATGGCACCGGTGTCAATAATAGTATATCCAACGAGAGTGAAAAGGATGCTTATTCTTTGACGGTTGCTAAGAAGGACGAAATGGATGAAGCAGCTGGCCTGCAGACAAAAACGCAGCCGGAGCCCGAAGAGCGAGAACTTTCCAAGATCGATACGGTAAAAGTTGGCGCCAATAAAATTGGCAAAGGCTTTTATAAAAATGTCGTTTCCGGACAGGCTGAACTTGAACGTTTAAGTAAAACGCAAAAACAGAATGATCCTGCAGCTGTCACCCAGGAAGATCTAGCACAAGGTGTTCGCGCTAGTGGCGGCACAGTGCAGCGGATTGCCGAAAAAAACATGATAGACAAAAACGGTGATGTAATTGGCGAATCCTTCAAGGATCTGATCAAGGCTATGCCGGTAGAACGTGACGATTATAATTACTATCGCCAGCACCTGCACAATATTGACCGGCAGGCTCAGGGCAAACCTGTTCTGCCTTATACTGCCGAAGAAAGCCAAGCTTTTGTTGATAACTTCCGATCCAGATATCCGGAAGTTCTTGCTTATGATAAGAGATTTAACGGCTGGTGGGATAAATTCATGAAAGCCTGGGTTGTCGGCGATATGATCTCCGAAGATGCCTATAATACCATGCGTGAAATATATCCTAATTACATTCCCACTTATCGGAAGGGTACAGAAGGGATATCCGGTAGCAATGCCATCTTTGGCAATACGATAGGTACTCAAGGAATCAAGGGAGCCAAAGGCAGCGAAGCGCCGGTGCTACCTTTAGAAGACACGATGCTGGCCCAGATCAATAAATTTGTCCGGGGTGCGCGGAAAAACGAGCTCTATCAAAACCTGCATGATACTTTCAAGGCTTATCCAAAAGCTATGGCCAATTATGGTACGATCACAAAGGGAGAAGATAACGCCTGGGCAAGGGCAAAAGCCGATGATGAAATGCTGGAAGATCAATTCGACAACTACGAGCAGGACAGTTTGAAAGAAGTCAAAAAAGGTTTTTACCAAGTCACTGCCAAGGTAAACGGCGAGCCCGTTACCATGGACGTCAATAAGGATATCTTTGACGGGTACATGGATCTGTCCGGTCGAGGAAATGAAAAGCTGAGACTGGCTGGAGACGTCGGGCGCATATTTACGCAGCCAATTAAAACAGGCATTACAGGGATCAACATCCCCTTTGCGATTGCTAATGCCTTAAGGGATAATATTACAGCGCCTATCAACTCCATCACCAACAACCCTATTAAATTCTTTACTACTGAGATAGAAGCTATCACAGAGATGGTCAGCGGGGGAGCCAAATGGGAAGCATTTCTCAATCTCGGTGGTTCAAGGTCAGGCTATTTTAACCAGGGCAAAGGCTTTGCGGATAATTTTGACATGACAGAAAATAAAGCCAAGAAGGCAGGCAGAGCAGTCAAAAAAGTCTTTTCTTTTGCCGGAGAAAAGACGGAACAGCTTCCCCGGTTTACAGAATATCTGATCGCGCTTAAAAAGTACGGTGATACGCCGGAAGGACGAAGAAAAGCAATTCAAGCCTCCGCCGATGTCACAGTTAACTTCTCCCGGAATGCGCAAATAACAAAAGCTGCCGATGGTTATGTGCTTTATTTAAACGCAGCGGTACAGGGGCTTGATAAACTGGCAAGGCAGGTCAAAAACAGGCCAATTTCAACGATCACAAAGAGCGCTCTACTTGTGACGGTACCGGCTTTATTGCTGCAGTTCATCAATGGAGATAATCCTAACTATGATGATTTAGACGATAGGACGAAAGACAATTATTTCATTATTCCTAATTTAGCAGGAGACAAAGACGAAAACGGCTATCCGGTAGAGTTTATTCGGATCCCTAAAACAAGAGAGTACGGAGCTGTATTAGGGGCTACCGCTGAAAGAATATTTCGGCTTGCCAAGGGGGAGAAACTAGACGCGGCTTTTGATGGATACCTCAAGACCCTGCAAGAACAGTTTATGCCGCCAAATCCTTTGATGGATAATTTTATTCAGCCCATCATTGAAGCTAAAAGTAATGAAAGCTGGGCTGGGACACCTATCGTCCCTGAATCAATGGCAAATTTGAGCCCGAAATATCAGTATGACATCAATACAACCGGAATATCTAAAGGCATTGGGGATTTTGCCAATCTGTCACCTAAGAAGCTGGACTATGTATTCGGTCAGTTTGGGGGGTATCCCTGGGATATCGTACAGGGAATGACAACCGGTAATCGCAATTTAAAAGAGGATCTGTACGAAGCCACTGTCAGACCTTTCACAAATAGATTCTCGGCGGATACTAGATATTCATCCAAGGTAGACGATAAGGTATACGATCTTCTGGATGAGTATACTACGAAGGTAAAAGATTACAACCATACTTATGGGTCCAGTAATATCCAAACACCTGATAAAAAGGTAAAAAGCTACCTAACCGATGTAACGGATGAATTTGCCGCTTACCGAAAGCAAGAAAAAGATGTTCTCGCAACAACATTGCCGCAGAAAACGAAAGAGACCCAAATCGACGATATCCGGGAAAGCATGCTTGAATTATCCAGAAGAACAGTTGATCAGGTCAGCACCTATGAAGAGGATATAAACGAAGCATTTAAAAGCGTCAAACGCGCTCAGTATGCTGATAATAAAAGCTACGCAAAGGCCTTGAAAGAGGCTTATTCTTTTGTGGATGCTGAGTACAAAGGATACGGTGAAGTATTTGACAGCATAGGCGCCAGCCTAGTGGAACCGGAAACCGTCGACAAGGTAAAGGACATCGGCATTGATGAGGGCAAATGGTTGATGGCTTATTACAATTTGAGCAATGCCACTAGTAAGAAGGATAAAGCCGGTAATACTGTTTCCGGCAGTTTAAAGCAGGCCAGGATCGATGTTGTTGCCGATATGGATATCACGCAGAAGCAGAAGTATGAACTGTGGGAGATCCTAAAGGAAGTCTATAATTACAAATAGGAGGTTTTTAGATGGACAAGATTCTGTATTTAAGCGTGACCGGGACCAAGATAAAGGCCACCAATACCATTGATATCACTTCCCATAGTGAAAATTGGTTCAAGTGTAGTTTTGCCTTTGACAGCACATGGACGGCCCTTGAAGACAAGATCGCGGTATTCACTAATGACAAAAAGACCTTTGCGTCCCAACAGATCAGTACAGACAATACCTGTTATATTCCAGCAACTGTTTTAAAAGTGGCTGGATATCTTTTTATTGGGGTGCTGCATAGCGGTTCAGATGAAAAGATCCCTTCTGAATGGACTTTTGTTACGATTCGGGAGGGCGTCGATACAGGCAGTGCCCCGGCTCCCCCCGAGCAAAGTGTTTATGTCAAGATATTAGAAGAAACGGCAGAAGCCCTTGAATATGCCAGAGAAGTAAAAGACAGCGCGGACGCGGGGGATTTTACGGCGTCTTTGGCAATTGGCGAGGTAGCCACCAGTGAGCCTGGGTCTGATGCGGCAGTAACTAACAGCGGCACAGAACAGCACGCTATTTTTGACATTACAATCCCCCGTGGGGAGCAGGGCCCTATAGGGACCACAGGGAGCACCGGACCCAAAGGGCCGCCTGGGCTGAATTGGAACGGGGCTTATTCAGCGGAAACCGGTTATATAGTTGATGATGTTGTTTATTATAACGGCTCTTCTTATGTTTGTATCTTGGATAGTACGGGCAATGCTCCTACCAATGCTACTTATTGGAGCCTGCTTGCTTTAAAAGGCTCCGGGGATATGCTGGCTTCGGTTTATGATCCGAATAGTGTTGGCGCAGATGCGTTTGCCCGGGGCAACCATACAGGGACACAGCCTGCCTCTACGATATCCGACTTCGACACGGAAGTCAGCAGTAATACGGATGTAGCAGCAAGCACGACTCATATCACGGATATAACGAAGCACATCCCTATGGTGATTGCTTTAGGCTCAGCCAATACCTACACAGTCACGGTGAGTGGTATCACAGCATATACCGATGATCAGCTGCTTTTCGTGAGGTTTCCGACTGCGAACACAGGAGCATCTACGCTCAATGTTAATGATCTTGGAGCTAAAACAATTTACACATCATTGGGCAGTAATATCTTAACCAATAACGCAATCGGTGCAAACTATTGGTACTTGCTAATTTATAGTAGTGAATTGAATGGATTTATGTTGATCAGTCTGCAGAAAAATATCGTTGATCAGTATTCGACGCAAACGCTATATAATAAGGGGCTGTATTCAGCGACGCTGACAAATCCTTATTTATCAGTCAGCGAAAAAACCACCCCTGTTGACGCCGATGCTTTACCTCTAACGGATTCAGTAGCCAGTAATGTGGTTAAAAAGGTGACATGGGCTAACGTAAAAACGGGACTGGGGGATTCGTTTTACACCAAAACAGAAGTAGATAATGCTATAGCAGCGGTTGTGAATGACTTGGATTGGAAAGAAAGCGTTGCCACCTATGATGATATTGCCACAACTTATCCCTCGCCAGTCGATGGCTGGACTGTTAATGTTAATGATACTGACATTACTTATCGGTATGACGGCAGTTCGTGGGTGCCCATTTCAGCTAATGCTATTCCTATGGCCACGGCTTCTGTTGATGGCAAAATGTCATCCAGTGATTTCAGCAAATTGGCGGCTATCTCAGGGACTAACACCGGAAATGAAACCACAACCAGCGTCGGGACACTAATCAATGGTGCAACGGCAAAAGATACCCCAGTAGATGATGATATGGTTGGTCTGATGGATTCTGCCGCTGGCAATGTACTGAAAAAGTTTTCCTGGGCAAATATTAAGGCTACACTTAAAACTTACTTTGATACCGTGTATGCTGCTGCAAGTCATAACCAGGCAGCTAGTACCGTGACAGCAGGGACACTGGCCGGGAAAGTTGTCGCGAATGCTACAGCTACTGCGACATATACTGATGCCCAAGTGAGAAATATCACTATTTCAACAGAAGACCCCTCCGGTGGTAACCCTGGGGATATTTGGATCAAGTATACACCGTAAGGAGGTGATAATATGCCTATTTCTCTGGTCGGTAGAGGAAATGTATTATCCGGGCAGCAGTCAAATTTTTCACCATCACTACCCTCCGGTATAGCTGAAGGTGACTTATTAATTTTAGTATTGGCAGCTACCTATAACTCTAATATATCTGCTCCTACTGGTTGGACACTGCATAATACCAATGAGAATAGTACTTTGGTTAGACAGGTTGTGTGCTATAAGTTTGCTGGTAGTAGTGAAACAGCTCCTACTGTTAGCTATTATGGTGGTAGCAATCAGTATGCTACAGGGTGTATTGTTGCTTACCGGGGTGTTGACTCTACTACGCCCTTTAATACTTATGAAACCTCTGCCTCTACTGGGTTCAACTTTTCTGCTACTGGAGTGACTACTACTGTAGATGATTGTGTAGTATTAGTGGCTGGTAGTATATATCTTGATGCTGCTACCTCATACTATGATATTCACTCTTGGCTATTGGCAACTGATATACAGTTTAACGAAATAGTAGACTGTGGAATTGGGTCAAAGAGATATGTTCCAGGTGTTTTATTAGCTGATACAACCTTATTGACTGCTGGTAGTACCGGAACTATTACTGCTCAAGGTCTTAGTTTTGAGGCTACAGCTACTACTGTTCTAGCTTTAACCCCAGCAAATCATAATAGAACCGTATATTTTAAAGGAACGTCTGGTACAGTTGCTAGTACTGGTTCCGTTACTATAACACCTTCTACCTCTAAGGAAGGGGATCTACTATTACTGTGTGCAGTTGGTTATGATGCTGTACCTGATGAACCCTCCGGTTGGACTACCATTGGTACTATTACAGATCTTAGTACTTGTAAGGTCAGAATTTGTTATAAGATTTCTACCGGTAGTGAGGGTGATGTAACAATACCTGATTCCGGCTCTCAAACTGTAGGGGCTATATTCGTTTTTACTAATATAAACACAGAAAACTTTATAAATAGTTATAGTAGCTCCTATGATAGTGACTCAGTTATCTCATTTACGTCACCCACCACTACTGTTAAAAACTGCTTAATGGTTTGTTTGATGGGTTATCATAAACCATACGGTACAGCTGATGATATAGACTGTTTATCGTCTTGGAATTGCTCTTCGCTGGAGACTATACCAGAACGATTCGATTACGGAGAATATATCTCCTATAATAATGTAACAGGTGTAGGTATGGCCTGTGGTATAAAAGCTGAACCAGGAGCTGTATCTAACATAGGAGTTACTGGAGATTACTCCACCCTAAAAACTGCTGGTTTAGTAATAGCTCTTGCTCCTGCTCTTGTATCAAGCACACCCCCGCTGCGTTTTAATATCGGTGATACTTACTATGAACCTGATGCTGTATATGTCAATATAGGGGGCACCTGGAAAACGCCTGATACTGTAAAATCAAATGTAGCCTATAGCTGGAAAGATACTGTTTAGAAAGCGAGGCTTAATATGAAAACAAAAACCCAAGCCGCCAGGCCACGAAACCGGCCCAGCTTTTCAAAGGGCATTGTTGTCTGGCTCATGGCCAACGGTACAGCATGGATCTGGTGCTCGTATTGGCTGGCCTACTTAGGAAAAGATGAAATAGCAGAGGCGCTTAGTAAGGTGGTTGCCACCGAGATACTAGGCGTCTTTGCTTTATATGCCATCAAGGCCCTTTTTGAAAACATCAGTAAGAATAACAGCTGGCCGGATAAAGAAAAGAAAAGTGATGATATAGACTGTTAGGAGTGATTATATGAAAAAGTTTTCATGGAGTGTGTTTGCGATCAAGATCACCAGCCGGAAGTTTTGGGTGGCCTTGGCAGGCTTGTCCACTAGCATCATGGCTTTTATGAGATGTGACAGCAATACCATCGTTCAAGTGACGGCCATCATCGGCGCCCTGGGCACGGTTATAGGTTATTTGATTGCCAACGGCTTGACGGAAGATGCCGTTACTGAAACAGAAACCGAGACAGAAAGTAAGTGATGATATGGTGCGATTCCCATTCAAAGACATATCCGACTGCAGGGTAACGTGCATTTATGGCAAGCCCGGCAGCTGGGCAAGCGGCAAGCATGACGGGATCGACCTGGTGAGTGACGGCGATAAGACGATCTTATCCGTTGCAGCCGGCAAGGTCATTCGCGCAGGGTGGAATGACAGCTGGGGGTATTATATGGTTGTCACCATGGCAGACGGCCGGTCTTTGGTGTACGCCCACATGATCAAGGGCAGCCTGCGGGTGATTGCTGGCGATATCGTCACAGTCGGGCAGGAGCTTGGTGCCATGGGCAGCACAGGACACTCTACAGGCCCGCACCTCCATATTGAGCTGCAGCGGCAATATTACAAGTCCGGGAGAACGGATAACATCGCCGCTTTTCTTGGCATTGAAAACGAGGTTGGCTCCGTTACATTATTGAAGCAAGGAGATGATGAAGAAGTGACCAGGTATAAAAAGCTTAGCGATATCCCCAATAATTACGGCCAGCGGGATATCATCGAAGAGCTGATGAACAAAGGGGTCATTAAGGGCGATGGCAGCGACAAGAGCGGTAATGATGATGTGATTGACCTGTCAGATGATATGGTCCGCATGTTTATCATGAACTACCGCGCTGGTCTCTATAAGAACGTGGGGTGATAACATGACGGCAGAGCTGATGAGTGTATTGATTGCCCTGATTGGCTGCTTTGTGGGCTTGGCGGGATGGCTCAGCGGCCGGGACAAGCGGATCGCTAATGACGCTGAATGGCGGGGAGAGATCAACGGAAAGCTGAATATGATATTGGGATTGAGCAGCGACGTCAAGTGCCTGGAAACTGAGCAGAAGCAGCACGGAGAACGGCTCACGGCGGTGGAGTCCTCCGCCAAGCAGGCCCACCTGAGAATTGACCGAATTGAACAGAGTAGATGATATAGAATAGCCCCTCTCTTGCTTCGGTAGGAGAGGGGCTTTTTTGTCTTTAGAAATTACATTATTGCCCAAACAGTAAAAGCTACACTTTAGCAGATACATCGTGGATACCACTAGCGCAGCTATTGTCTTTTTCGGCTTAAAGCAAGGTTTGTTTTACAGCTTTGGCCAGCTGTTGTCGTAGAGATGGCCGAAAACGCCATGGCGGAGGCCGAAACGGTAGCATCTTTGGGCGTTGCTGGTGTAGGTACGGCGCAATAAAATGGCGTTGAATAGCACAGAATTTTGTGATAATGTAAGGGTAAGCGAAAGGTCCATCCCTCGCTCAATATCAAGGGGCCCTTTTGTGGCTCAATTATAATTTTATGAAATTCCTTTAAATTTTACTATTTTTTTGTTTTTCTTTGATTTTTTATGCTATAATTTAAAAACGGAAATAATTGGGAATAAAAATTGTATGAGGAGCAGTTGTTATGAGTAAACTTGTAAACGGGTTTCATATTGCAGTCTTGTTGCTGGGTGCTCTTCCGAGCGGTTTTGATTTTAATCATTTGGCAAACAGTACAAAAAAAGAAATCCCGGAACTTGGTGGCTCATTTCCAATGATGCTGCCATATAATGAAGGAGACCCGCTCCCGCCGGAGATGCCGAGATTTATTTTTCAACAATCAAACTTCAATGTACAAGCATCATCTTCGAGGTTGGATTTTGATTTTGTAGTTGAAGGGCAGGACAAAGAACCTTTTATAATTAACATAAATGATCGCATGAATAACATAAGTAAAATATTAAAAACGATTTCTCTAGATTTACCATATCGAATTGGTGTTGCCCTAAATGTAGTTTTTGATAAAGAAGGTATTATGGATTCTCTTGCAAGATTTATTGACGCAGAAAAAATTATTCAAAGTAAACAAGAGATTCAATTCGGCTATTTAGATAAATCATCTGTCAGATATTTGGGGGATAGTTTTGAGGTAAATATCTGGAAAAGATATAATTACAATTGTACGTTAAATACTTACAACTGTTTGCTAGATATAAATACCCCACTTGAGCATCCGCTTAGCTTAAAAAATGATGATTGTGAAAACGTCTATAGGGAAGTCATTAAAAATGAAGCGGAGGTGACTTTCTGTGACTGCTAG